GGTGTCGGAGTTGGCTACGACGATGACCCGCAGCACAACATTGTTTGAATCAAGTTCACAAAAATGAGCCATTGTCTTACTCCTTCAAATGCAATGCGGTCAGGCTGCTTTCGTCTCCAACATAGCCAGCCGGGAAAGTGTTAAACGCCAAAGACACACGATCATCGCCCTGCACGGTTTCTACCATGTGCGTCAGGCTTGACGGGAACAGCATCAAATCGCCAGCGCCAACCTCAAACCACCACGAATCGCTGTTGTAGAGATTGTAGTTGTCGGTCGGCAGTTTGACCTGCTGATAGCCGTCTTTGTAAAAGTAAATTTTGTCCCGCTCACGGGCAGCCTTAAGGTACAGCACCCCAGACACAAACGAGTTGGGATGCGCGTGTTTGTGGTGGTACTGACCGGCTTTGGTGTAGTTTAGCCACGATTGCGTCAGGCGCAGCGTAACGTCGTGTTTCGGCGCGTAGATAGAACGCAGATACTCGTTGACGCTGGCCTCGGCAAACGCCTTGAGGCTTGCCATCGTGTCGTGACGCAGCACATAGCGGTCATCGCTAGTCGTGTTGCCCATGTTGCTATGCGTCGGCTGCTCGTCCACAAACACCATTTCCTCGGCGGTGTAGTCCCGTCCAAGTTCAAACTTGGCGACAGCCGTAGGAAAGAGGTTGTATGTAATCACGCAACCGCCTTTTCAATCTGGGCAACATAGTCGTCAAACGCAGCCTGCTGCTCGGGCAATAGGATCGTCGGCACGGCGTCCTCAAGTTCCTTGATCTTTTCAATCGTGAACATGATTTCGTCCCACGACGGCTTGGGTCGCGGGTCTTCCCAGCGGGTGATCTCGCGGTTGCTGATTTCCCATTTTGCGCCGGGGCGAAGCAAGTGCATCGCCGTATCAATGCCCATAAGTTGATAGGTTTTCATGTGAAGTTAACCTTGAGAATTACGATACCGGAGCCGCCAGCGCCGCCGGCTTGGCAAGCCGTATTGTTTCTGCCGCCACCGCCACCGCCTCCGGTGTTAGCCGTACCTGCTGAACCGGCTGTGTCGGATGAAGCGCCGCCATTGCCGCCACCACCTGTGCCGCCTGTGCCAGCGGTATTGTTGGAGTTACTTCCTCCACCACCACCACCTGCGTAAGTGACGCTGCTACCGGAAATACTAGATGCGGTGCCATTACCGCCATTGCCGCCTGCTTCTGATGCGCCGGGGCTTGCTCCGACCGCAGACGCACCGCCACCGCCGCCAGCGCCAGCGTTGCCGCCGGTTGCGCCTGCGCCACCGTTACTGCCTTGAGATGGCGAAGTGCTAGGCGTGTTGCCAGAACCAGCGCCACCGCCGCCTGCGCCACCGCCGCCAGAGCCGCCATTACTGCCCGGTGATCCAGCATCTCCACCTTTGCCGCCGCCAGTTGACGTAATGGTACTAAACACGGAATTAGATCCGTTTGTAGCAACTCCGCTGCCTCCAGCACTTCCTCCGGCACCAACGGTGATGGTGTACTCAGTTCCTGCGGTAATACTTAATGCCGTACCCGTGCGGAACCCACCTGCACCTCCGCCTCCACCACGACACCAACCGGCACCGCCACCTCCGCCAACAACGAGGTAGTCAACGCTCACCGCACCCGCTGGTGCAATCCAATTCTGCGATGACTTGAAGGTGAAGATTGTGGCAGAGCCGATGTCGTACTTGATGATGACGATGCCGGAGCCGCCTGCCTTGCCTGCGCTAGACGGAGTCGCGCCGCCAGTTGTACCACCACCACCACCGCCGCCGGTGTTGGCAGTTCCTTCAACCGCGGACTCTCCGCTGCCACCGTTATACAAAGCGCCGCGACCACCGCCACCGGAGCCGCCGGTTCCAGCAGTTCCGGTTCCAGCAGCGCCGCCGCCACCACCAGCGTAGGTAACGGAGCCACCAGAAATTGATGAGGCTGTGCCTGCGCCGCCGTTGCCGCCGCTAGTTGGGTTGGTGTCTGCGCCATTGCTGCCAACAGCAGAAGCACCGCCGCCGCCACCGCCGCCGCCAAAACTAATGTTTCCACCGCGACCGCCGTTGCTGCCTTGTGACGGCGAAGTGCTTGGCGTATTTCCAGAACCGCCTGCGCCACCAGTTGATCCCGGCCCAGCATCTCCACCGCCACCGCCAGAACCACCGTTGTTTCCAGCAGTTTGACGCTGACCGCCACCGCCGCCACCAGTTGACGTTATGGTGCTAAAAATTGAATCGTTGCCGTTTCCACCGTTTCCGGTTGTTCCAGCCGTGCCACCACCGCCAAGAGTAATGGTGTAGTCGGTTCCGGCGGTAACACTTAACCCTGTGCCGGTTCTAAAGCCGCCTGCCCCACCGCCACCGCCTTGTTGTGCGCCGTTGTTTCCACCCCCACCGCCACCCGCGACGACAAGGTACTGCACCGCGCTAACACCGCTCGGGCAAGTCCATGTGCCGGTAGAAGTGAACGTGGCTACGACAGATTGGACTGGGACGGTGTATTTGAGGATGACGATGCCAGAGCCGCCAGAGCCGCCGGTTTGACTTGAACTGGTAAAGCCGCCGCTGCCACCGCCGCCGCCGGTATTTGCGGTTCCTGCGGTTCCAGTTGAAGTCATGCTTCCAGCGCCACCGCCTCCTGATCCACCTGTTCCAGCCGTGCCACCAGTTTGACCACCACCACCGCCGCCGCCAGCATACGTTACGGATGAGCCGGAAATGCTAGACGCCGTACCAGCGCCACCGTTGCCGCCAGTAGTTGATGTTCCTGTTGCCCCGGTAGCAGATGCGCCGCCGCCACCGCCACCGCCAAAGTTTGGTTGCGCTCCATTTCCTGCGCCACCGTTACTGCCTTGAGATGGCGAAGTGCTTGGAGTGTTACCAGAACCGCCAGCGCCGCCGGGATACGGAGGTGCAGGGCCGCCTGCGGTATACGAACCGCCTCCTCCTGATCCACCATTCGCGCCAGATGAATTTGGAGCCGAGTTGTATGACCCGCCGCCGCCACCGCCAGTTGAGGTAATGGTGCTGAATACGGAATCATTGCCGCTTGAACCGCGAGTATTTATTGTCGCAGTTCCGTTACCACCACCACCAACGGTAATGGTGTAATTGGTTCCGGCAGTTACAGATAACCCTGTTCCAGTACGGAAACCACCTGCGCCACCGCCGCCGCCAAGAGTTCCACCACCACCACCGCCAGCAACGACGAGATATTCAACTTGCGTAACGCCGGTCGGGGCAGTCCAGTTACCCGATGCGGTGAAAATCTTGTATTCGGTAAACGCGCCCGCCGCAACTCTAGCGGCGAGGAGCAACTGCATAATGCCGCTCATGGCTTAACTCACGTTGCCAGAGATAACGCACACCGTACCCGACAGGAACAAAATTGTCGCCACCCCTCTAGTTGCGAGCGTAACGGTTGCTTTGTCTGCGTCCGTGCCGCCGATGTAAGCCGTTGTGATTGTGCAGGTGATTGTGACATTGCCCGTGGTGTTGTTGAAAATAGACACCACATCGCCAGCGGCAAACGTCGCATCGGGAATCGTGATGGAGCCAGAAGCGCCGACCTCGATGAACTTACCCACATCGCCGGTAGCCAACGAATACGAAGTCGTCTTAGCCGATCCAGACTGCGGTACGTTGCGGAAACCAACGCTGAAGTTTTCATCCGGCAGCGTTACGGTACGCGCAGCAGACGGGCCGCTGAACGTAATAACTTGCGTAAATACCGGCACCGTTGTGTTGGCATCCGGCAGCGTCATCGTGCGGCTGGCAGATAACGTCGTCGGGGTCAGCGTGACGGCATACGAATTCGTACCGCCAGCGCGACCAGCCAGCACCACCGCGTCCTGCGTAGCAGCGGCTTCAGAACGCACCGCACTCGCAGCGCGGAACGTTTGGACAGCGGTAAAGGTATTTGCCGTGCCGGTGACAAGACCGAGCAAGTTAGTGCCGGTCAGTTTGTAGTTAGCGCCGGAGCGAGCAACGACGTACTCGTCGCCTGCCTGTGCCGGTGCGCCAGATGCTAATGCGGATATTTTCTGGTCAGCCATGATTTACTCCAATTCGATCTTGCTGCTGTCTTCAAGCAGCACAAATGAGTTGTCTTCAAGCAACAAGAAGTTACCACTGGGCGGCGTCGGGGCAGTTGCTTGTTTCCCCAAAGCAATGGCGGAGCCTAGCCCTACGGCTACTCCATTCTGCACAGCAACGCCGTAAAAAGCGCCCATTAGTTTCCGCTAATCGGCTTAGCGTACAAAGTGCCGCTAGAAGAAACCTGAATCGCTGATACGCGCCAAGGACCGCCTGTTCCTTGGGGTACAGAAAACGGAATCGGCACGTTAGCGGGAATTGGCGTGCTGCTGGTCGTTGCAGTCACCCCGTTACCAATGGTTACGTAGGCGTCGCTTGTCGTCCAAACCAACAAAGCCTGAACGCCAGCGTCCCAAGTTCCTGTAGACCCGGCAGTGCCAGAATAAGCAACAGTCTTGGCCGGGAACAGACTGTCATCTAGCGGAATAAGTAATTGCATCGTCTATACCTCAAGCCAAGAATTTTAGGCGGTATATTGTAGATAAGTACAAACCAAAAATGGCGTCTAACAGGTTTTGCAGCGTTGTGTCGTCTTTACTGACGACTTTATACCGCATTTCCTCAAGTTCCTTAAGTTCCTTTTCCAGAAAGTCAAGCACGTTGTTCGACTTCTGGGCAGAGGCTAGGGCAATCGGGCCAATCAGTCCGTGCCGACCCTGATACGCTTCGGCAAAGTCGTCTGCGAGGGGGATGATGCCCTCGTAGAACTTCTGTAGTGCCTTGTGCTTGGCGTAGTTACGGGTATTCAGGTGCGTGGAATGGGTCACATCCCGCGCTAAAAATAGCCGTCCGATAAAGACTTCGCAGGTCATTGCGGCGGTAACTCCATCGGCATTTGCGGTGGCATTTCCATCGGCATTTCAGCCTCTCTAGGGGCCGGGGCTACAAGGTCGTTGGCGGACAACATCCCGCTAATCGTGCCCATCACGATGTCTTGGATTTGCTCTTCGGACATACCCGCCTGAACCGCGCTGATACGCTTAGTTTCGGCGTCATACGCCTTAATCTGCGCTTCCTGCTCCTTGATCCGCAGTTCCGTCGCTTCCATCGAGCGCGAGACGTTCTGAAGCATCTGGAACATCTGATCCATTTCAGCGCCCATCGCTTCAATCTGCTGGTTAGCAGCCTGCAACGCTGGGTCTTCGTCAGGATCGGAGAGCAACTTCGGATCAATCGTCTTAGCAAGACGCTTGGCAATTTCCTGCGCTCCCGGCCAGTCCATGTTCTTCACAAACAGGTCGCCTGCCACGCCCCAAAGGTTCGGGTTGGCTTGCAAGATTTGCGACATCGCGTCCATCGCCTCTTGGCGCTTGGTCATGTAGGACGGGCCGGTCGTGACGGCTACGTCGTACTTACCAACGGACGGGTTGTAGATTTTCTCAATGACAACGCCAGCCTGATCCATCAACTTGCGGACAGGTTCTTGCTGCATCGGGTCGATACGCACCGTCGAGGTTTCCCCGTCGATGCCGATGATGCGAGCGATACGCTGGGTATCGTAAATCTTCGGAATCAAGTCAACGAGTTGACGCGTAACGTAGCGGATAGCGCGGGCAAGGTTATCTACGTAATGATATGACCCCGTATCGCCCTGACGTTCACGCGCCAATATGGCCCGACCCGAGCGCTCGTTAGACGTGGCGCCAAGGCTAGAGTCATAGTAGCCCGTCGTAGACTTAATGTCGTCCGACGCGCCCATCTTAGCCTGAATAAGCCCCGTTTGTGCAAGGGGTGGGGCGGCACGTTGGGGCAGCGGCAGCATGTTGCCAGCGCCGTCCGTAACGTCAGGATTGACCTCCAAATACGGCCAGTTCTGGGTATTGGCGGTCTTCCACTGATGCTCGTATCCCTCGAACTGCCCACCGTAGCCAATAAACGGCGCTTTGGGGGCCAAGGCGAGCATTTCCGCCTCTTGGGATACCCAGTAGTTGTACATGCGCTGCGCGTCTTTAGCGTTACGCACGAGGCCGCTGATGTAGATACGGCCTTCAACTTCGTATTCGTTGCCGACCACGCGGACAACCGGGATCGACTTACCCGGCCACTCCTGCTCTTCCAGCACTTCGTAGCCGTTCGTCTTCATCCACTTGATTTTGCGGATGTCTACGTCACGGGTGCGAACAGGGGCGAGGCCCATAGCCTCCATCTGCGCGGCTTCGGGCGAGTCGGCGTAGGCGGTCATACCGCCCGGATACAGGTTTAACTTCGCTTTTTCATAGTAAGCGTAGAAGTATTCCGCAATCCGTACTGAATCGTCGGTAATCCACTGCGCCAGATTCTCGTCACCAATACCACGGCTCTGGATCGACGAGATGGGTTCGGCGTCAGGAAAATGACGCTCAAACTCCTCACGGGGCATGTCCTCGGTTATGAAACACCATTCTGCATCGGCTCCGCACGGGTCTTGGATGTGCGGGTCCATATATACCGAGAACGAGTTACGAACGCGAGCAATACGGATGTCTTGGTCAAACGAATCGGGGTCGCAATACTCGGTCAGGATGCGGATATAGCCTTCGCCATACGTGACTTGGTTTTCGCAAGCCGTGTCGTAGGCAACGTCGGCATCCGAGATGTACTCGATGTGCCGGACGATACCGTCAAACACCTCAGCGACTTCAATGTCCGCCTTGTCATCGACCGGGATGACTTTGCCCGCAGGGCGGTTCTGGCGCTGGTCGTTTGTGACCTGCCGGACGTGCTGGGGCAGTTTGTTGATGGTGAGGCAAGGACGAGCGTTGATCGTCTGGCCCTGCACTGCGCCACGGGTGGCTAAGACCTCTTGCGGCCACTGCCAGCGGTTATCTGGGCTGCCCGCCATAAAGCGCAGGTCATCCAGTTCGCTGTCCCGAGACTCGCTATAAGCCGTCAGGGACACCTGCATCCGGGTACGCGCTTGGGCGAGGATATCGCCCGTACTACGCGCACGGCGGCTCTCGGGCGTATTAGCCACCTGAGCCGCGCCCTTCATCCCTGTCGGGTCTTTAGCCATTACTTGCCCTTCTTACCGGCTTTACGCTTTACCGAATACGCGATGGCAACGGCCTGTTTCACCGGCTTGCCAGCCTTCACTTCAGCGCGAATGTTCTTGCGAAAAGCCCCCTTAGAGGCGGACTTTACAAGAGGCATTAACGCATACCCCGTTTCATCGGAGTCGGTCGGAAATCGACCGCAGTGCGGATCATGTCCTCGTTAACGCGCTTAGGCATACGCGGAGCAGGCATCCGGGGCTTCTGCATCCGGCTGTTTTGGATCATGTCACCGACTGTTGCGCCGGGAGACACGCCGATTGGACCGGGGTTTTTCTTTCCGTACATGTTTCTTAGCCTTTTTTGGAGGATTTGGCGGGTTTTCGGGCGGTTCGGGCGGATTTTCTAAAAGCGGCATCCGTTGGAGCGCCCTTAGAACCCGGTTTACGCATCTTTTCGCCCGATCCCGCAGCGATTCGAGCGCGTTTTCGATGGATATTTTCATAAAGACCCGGCTTTTTAGCCATTTTAAGCGCCTCTCGGCAAAAACTGTCCGTTTACTGGGTTGTGACTTAACGGATTGACAACAGTTGGATGCAATCTTGCGTGTTCTGTGTAGTGCATTACACGCAAATTCTCAACCCTATTGTCGTCATGCACCCCGTTAATGTGGTCAACCTGCTCGCCCGGCTCCAGTTGCTTTATAAAGGCATCTGCAACCAACCTATGCACCAGAAACGCTTTTCCACGTACATCTCGGGATTCGCCGTTTCTTAGTCCAATTTCTGCGTATGGCAATGTCCGGTTTTTGCGCGTCTTTACGTGAGGTTTCATGATGCGCTCTGGCATCCATGTCTGCCCTCCACGTTTGGTGCGCCTAAATCTAGCAACTGACTTGACGCGCCCAAGAGTGCTAACTTGGTATTTGCCCTCGTACCCTCTTACGTGTGCCCAAACTTCAGTTACAGTTCCATCTACGCATCGATGCTCTAGCACGGCTTCCTCGCGGACTCTTTTTTGCGATGGGAGCCATTCTAGCACAGAATGATTTCTTCCTGCCTGCGTCCGCTTTTGTCTTCGGACTGGGCGCCGGAGCCTTCAAATTAGACCCCGTTGCACGATTATATTTTGCACGGCCTTTCGCGGTCAATCCCGCCCCTCTTGACACGGACTGCTTTTCTCCTCTACCAACTGAGAGGCTGACAGACTTCTTGGCCATTAGGCACCCATCCAAGTGTTAATCATGCCGCTCTCGCGGCTCGTGGTAATCGTGCGCGGTCGCTCGCGGTATTCGCGGTGCGCCACTGGATACGCAAACGTGACAGCGATGGCATCGGCAGCGTCAGGCGATGCAAGGCCACGCGCCTTCATGTCTTTCTTCGACTCCAGCAGGATAGAGCCGGAGGAATTAATTTTCTGTTTTGGTCCTGTCAGGTCAGCCTTTAACTGCCTATCATTGGGTAGCGCAGCGTCTTTCAGCCACGACTTCATTTCGCCCCACAACTCTGCACGCTTGTTCTGCCACATAGCCGGGGTCTTGGACTTCCATCCGAAGTTAACGCCACGCACTACCTTATAACGCTGCTCTTTCAAGCGATCAAGGATGCCGTAGCCTAATCCGCCTTCGTCGAGGACAACGAGTGTGGGTTGGTACTCGTCAATCGCGTCGATAACTCGGCCAACAATCTCCATCGTGTCTTCGCCTTTAAAGCGCTTGATGGCGATGATGTCTCGACCTTTGCGGACGGCGATAACGGTCGAGTCCGCTCCGCTGCGAGCCGGATCGACTCCAATAACAATAGGCGCCGTCTCATCCTTGTACTTGCTACGCGACATCGCCAAATCCACAAGGCTTGGCGGTATGAATTGATCGTCTCCTTCAGACGGAAATTCACCATAGACTTCCACCTTGGCTTGGGGTGAGTCAATGCCGTATTCGTCGATGATCTGTTGATACACCGACTTATCGGTTTCTTCAACGGTGCGAGCGTCAATGTTGCGGGTATTCCAGAACGCACGCTTAGAATGGAACGCTTCGAAGAAGTAGCCCTCGTTACGACGGGGGTTGCTAAACGACAGCCAGAAACGGTGCGGGGTGTTTTCCGTAAAGAAGCCTGCCGTCACCGACCAGATGGGGTCAGGGATACCGCTGGCTTCGTCGAAGATCACCATAACACCGTCGAAGTTGTGGACACCGGCATACGAGTCGGGGTTCTCTTCGGACCACAGGCGACCTTCGACGGACCAGTAGCGAGTACCTTTCTTGAGGTCACGCTCAACAAGTTCGGCAAGCCACTTAGCGGGCATCACGCGGGTGGCGCTAATCTCAAACCAATGCGAATTGATTAGGAGCGCTGCCCACTTAGTAATTTCTGCCCATGTGATTGAGCGTAACTGCGCTTCCGAGTTAGCCGACACAATGGTCGTCGAGCCTATGCGGGTACTCAGCATCCACAAGATAAGCCACGACACGAGCGCAGACTTACCGATACCGCGACCGGAAGCCGTCGCCATACGCAGGACTTCGTAGGAGGTTGCGGCCTTATTCTTCGCAGTGTGGGCGGCGATATCGCGCAGGATTTCCCGCTGCCACTTACGCGGACCCTTGAAGTGTTCTAGAGGCGTACCTTTCTGGCCCCAAGGGAAAGCGAGTAGCACGAAGGCCTCTGGGTCGTCCTTAATCACGGGCGACCAGAGTTTGCTCATCAGCAACTCTTCTTCTTCGGGGCTATAGATCGGCTGTTGCACGTTCGTCCTTCAGGGTTAGCGGCTCAGTAGCCTCATGCGCTAATTGATCCGGCGTAGCGTCAAATACGCGGCCCGCCAAGACGCGAGATTCTGCCTCTTGCAGCGCGGCGACAATACTAATCTGGGATTTGATATCAACTTGGACTTGCTGTTTAGCCACCCAACCATGAAGGTTTTGGAGCAGGGCAAGCGCTGCTTTGGTGTCCCCATTAATCGCACCTTCTCGCAAGGCCGACGCTGCCTCAACCTCAGAGTCCGCACGACCTTTCCCCTCGGCGACCGCAGCCGCGTTATCTAACTGGCAGAGTCTACGGTACTCGACGGGCAGCAACCCTGCCGCAAAGGCCAAGGCGTCACCTTTTAGCCCGAGTTTGGCGGCATCGTAAATCTTTTGCAGAACCTCCGGCGATGCCTTCAGTTCACGAGGCGCAAAAGGAATGGACTTAAAGGATTCTGTTACGAGGTTCATACCGGAACTCTTTGCCAGAACAGGCGGGAACGTCAGACATCCAACCGTGGTGGGTGGCATGGGCACACCAGACCTTCTCAGCAACCTTAGTCACTTGAGCGGCCCAGAAGCAAGAGCGGCATACCAGAGACTTGGCAGCAAACTCTGCCCACTCCAACTCCGACATACGTATCGACATAAGCGGACTGTAACAGAAGGTTTGGCAAGGAAGGAAGAGCAACGTGCAGGGTGATCCTGCCGGGAGGCCGCGATCTCCAACGTCCGTGGAGCCTGTGTGCCGAGGCGGAAGCGTCTAGGGATACGTTTAGTGCCTTAGATGGTGCATCCCTTACGGGCTGCTTCAGTTACCTCTCGGTCGCTACCAGCGCATCTGGTCAGACGTTGCAAAAGGAATGTTAGCAGAGTTTAAAAAAAATAAAAAAGTTTTTGTGAGGGCATCGTAATCGTGACCGGTCAACCCATGGCCCTACCCCCCCCTGTTGTTTTGCCACAACACCCTGTTGTGCGTGTACCACAACCCTAGACGCGAATGGTTATCGTTATGCGTAAGAGAATCGTTTGCAATACGTTATGTTGCGTAGATGCAACACGTTGCGTTTATGCAACATGGTTACGTTGTGGCGTAGATGCAACAGTCATTGTTGCGTGGGTGCAACAGGGTAGGCGGAAAGGGTGATCCTGTTAGTAATGTTAGTAAGTAGTCATTTTTTTTAAGTTAGTTTTCTACACGGGACACTTTGACGAATCAGGCTAATAACTCTCTTTTTTACTTACATTCTCTGAAACATCTTATTTTCTAGTGATTTACGCGTAAGTAACCATTTTTCGCCAAACCGTCATAAAACGTTTTACAGACGACATCGGGCAATCCTTAGCCTTGCCATTGGTTTGCTCTGAAATCGCCTCTAATAGAGTGATCCACAAGTTATCCACAGAGTCAGCCTTTTCAGCCTTTCCTAACAGAGTGACTGTAAAAAACTTGTTTACAGCCTTAGCGAAAGTCTCTAGGCTATCTCCGTCGACACAAAAACCACGGAGACAATGCAAGTGAATACTACTGAGAAACAGATAGCCGTAAAAACATTCGTTTCGCCTATCGTCGCGCAAAACTGTAGCGACAGCGAAAACCTCGGCAAGTTCGAATCAACGATGACTCTGTACTTCAGCGAGCGTGAAAGTTACGGATACATCGAATGGGATATCCCGTATCTCGACGAATTTAAGGTGATCGGTTTGTGGTTCGAGAATGATGAATTGATCGATTACGACGGAGTATTCAGTTTGCCGAAACAGGCTGTCGAAATGATCAAGTCGGCCGGGTTCGTCGTTTTAAACGACTTTCAATAAAGGGGAACGGCTATGACTCGCATCCTCAACACTCTCTGTTTCGTTTCGTTTTTCGTTTCTATTGCCGGTTACGTGATCGGCGCAGACTTGCTGGCCATTGTCGCGATGACGCTAGCCGGTATCTCAGCGCTGATCGAATACGCAATCAACTAACTATAAGACTCTCGGAGAAATACACGATGAAAACTAAATTACTCAATATCGATGCCAACCCTAAGACTGTTAAGGGGAGCGCACGCGGCTACATGACTGCCGTGCTGTACTTAGCGCCTCACGATTCCAGCGGGGTGCAATTGTGTCCCACGGCTAACCTAGCCGGATGCGCGGCTACCTGCCTAAATACCGCCGGACGTGGCGGCATGGCTAAGGGTAGCGCCACGTTCGAGACGGCTAGCGGTACCGTGTTGCCAGACAATGCAATCCAGCACGCGAGACTTCGGCGTACGGCATTGTTTCATTCCGACCGTGCCGCTTTTATGGCGCAATTAATGCGCGAGATTGACGCATTTCTGGCTAAGGCTAGCCGCAAGCGCAAGCGCCCGGCCATCCGTTTAAACGGTACTTCTGACATCCGTTGGGAAATGGTGCCGGTTACCCGCAACGGTAAACAGTACCCGCACATTTTCGCCGCCTATCCGCGTGTCCAGTTTTATGACTACACCAAAATCCCGAACCGACACGTTACGGGAATCGCTAACTATCATCTGACATTCTCTTACAGTGGCCGGACTGAGTACGCTCCGATCGTCGTCAAAGCGCTCCGCAACTATTCCGCAGACGTGTCATTCGCCGCTGTGTTCAACGGTCCGGCGCCTGAATACTTTTTGGGGCGCCCGGTTATCAATGGCGACGAAACTGACTTGCGCTTTTTAGATCGTGCCGGGGTTGTTGTCGCGCTAACGGCTAAGGGCCGGGCACGTCGCGACACGTCCGGTTTCGTGATCGATACCCGTGCGGCACGGATTGCCGCCTAACCTAGGGAGAATCTAGCCATGACACTAAATACACCATTGGAAGCGCTCACATCGGCGCTTGTGTTAGCCATTACAGCGCCCGATGATGATCGAGCGGCCCGTGCTATAGCGCTTGCCGATGAAATAGCCGCCATGTGTCCACCGGGCCATATAGCGCTCGCAAAACGTGCCGCACTCGATGAATTGCGCCGAATGGATGGAGAATCCGCACATGGATAACGCAAAATGGTGGACCGATTCCCACGGTTTCATCGAATTACAGTTACGTGATGACGATATCGAGCGTGGGCACCATTCCGGCCCTTGTGACTCTGATATAGCCGCGCTTCGTCGCGTGCCCTATATCGCCGAACAGTTAAACCGATTAGATGCGGCTACCGTGGCCCGGAGTTTGCGCGAATATGGCGCATGGGATGACGCGGAATTGTCTAACCATGATGAAAACCTTTCGCGGCTACTTTGGATTGCGTGCGGTGATATTCAGGACGGAATGTTCGCCGTTACATATGACGCTGGAGAATCCGCACATGCATAAGGTTAAAACCAATCGCTGGTATACATTCCAGCCGGTAGGAATGGACCTATACGACAGCCGCGCCTTAGTGGCGCCCGGTAGCCGCGTGCAAGTTAGGCGCCTGCCGGGTTGTCCGCCCCCTAACACAATGGGCCATTGTCACATTGTAGACGTGGCCGGCCGTTTCGCGGGCCTAGTACTCACTAACAGCCTGCAACCTATAGGGGGCCGCCATGGATAGCCGCATCGAATACCTAGGCAAGCGGGCACGCTACGGCAAAAACGAGCACCACATTCGAGCGCCTGCCGATGTGCCAGATCGGGCGCTAGTCGATCACATTGTGGCACTCGAAAAGGATCACGATAGTTTTGGTACCTATGTGCGCCGATGTGGGAACGAAGCGCACGTCTACTTCTACACTGACTGAGGGCCGCACCATGTCACAAAACGAACAGATCCGGGCCGCGCTACTTGCGGGCCGTACACTGACTCCACTCGATGCGCTAACCGAATTCGGATGTTTCAGGCTAGCCGCACGCGTGGCCGATCTCAGGCGCTCCGGGCTTGAAATTGAATGCCAGACTGAAACGCGAAACGGCAAGCGGTATGCGCGTTATGCGCTGAGGGCACCACATGCGATTCCCTAAACTTTGGCATCTAGGCTACTGGTATTCACGCGGCTACGATTGGCGACACGTACCGCCCCCAAACTGGCGCTGTAGCCGTCGTATTAACTCCCTTTCTGTTTACTGGTGACTTATGGAAAAACCACATATACCCACGATTGCAGAATTAGAGGCGCTATTCGCGGCCGATGATGCGCCTATGGTGTACCGGGCGCCCCCTAACCCTGAGCGTCTCCAAACGGCTGTGCGGGCGTTTATCAGCGCGTGGGACGATGACTTAACCGTGAGAGAACTCGCGCCTTTCGTCGAGGAAGTGCGTCGAGCGTTGGAGGGGCGACCGTGACCGAGTTTCACGAGCGCTGGGGCTTGCGCCCAACCTATCCGAAACTCACGCGCTGCACTCGCCGATACTGGGTGACATATCTGGGCAGGTGTATTGACACGGCGAGGGCTACGCTATGGCGGGATTCCTGATAGCGGTAGCGCTTACCGTACTGGCATCAATTCTTTTTGACGATTAAACGAGGGGGCTACGCGCCCCCTCTCTTATTTCACCATTTGAAGGTCGGGCTTACCCTCGACCATCGCTCGGATGTCTGACTTGGTACGGTCGGCCAATTCAGGCGCAACCCACAAGTGTTTCGGCGTCTGATGCTCGCGGCTCATTACTCGCCCGATATCCTTCCAGCCGCTTTCCCGTAGTGCCACAAATAACGTCTCACGGGACGGTTTATGGCCGTCCGTACCTGCGGCAATACCAGATAGCACCTCTGACCATGGAGAGCCTATAACGCCTCTGGCGAAGACTCCGCGACGTTGCCGAACCATGTCAGCGATGAAAGCCTCGCCGCCGCTCATGCCTAAATCAACCATCGCCAATTTCGCGTCAGTTAGTGGCGGCACGGCTCCGGGGTTGAACGCGCTAACGTCTCGCGCATCCAGATAACCCGCTACAGCCTCGAACCCGCCTTTGCCGTACCAATCCCACAGCCTCGCGGCCTCGTCGTCGGGTAGGCGTGGCGCTACCGACCACACCACGAACCAGCGTCTATCGTCAGCCGGGATCGTGATAGGCGCTCGGTCATTGCTAAACGCCAGCACAAAAATCCTATTCACCACATAGTACGGGTGCTGTTGCTTCTTATTGACCAGCAGCAATTCAGGCGGCGCAGCGATCACGGGCTTGAGGTTGTTTTCCATCGCTCGACGGTCATCGCCCTTGCGGTAGCGAATCTCGTTTAGCACGATGACTTCGGACTCGTAGGTATAGCCCCACGAGCCAGCGACCTCTTCAGCCCTAGCCACGGCTATGTTCTTCAGCGAACCGCCGCCAATAGACCACAGGAAGGGCGCCCAGAGCGTGTCCTTACCGCCACCCGGTAAACCCGTGTGCAGCACGGCATGGTTGATCTTGCGCTGCGGGTTCTGGCGCTTGTAAGCCATCACGTTCAAAACGTGTTCGCGCTCAAAGTCGGTCGGGATCATCCGGTGCAGGTGGTTCAGCCACAGCGAGACATCCGCGCTCTGTGCGGCTGGCCGTGAGTCCTTCCACTTGTTGACGTAGCCCACCCCCGCTTTCTTTAGCAACTCGGTTTCACCCGGCGCATACGTCAGGGCGTTAGCAACGTAACTACCCATCGCAGCCCGGTTCTCATCGAAGAACGTGGCCGCCTCAATGCGCCTAGCCTTGTTGTGTACGGAGTAGCACGGCGTACCCCGAAACAGGGCGTTAAACGTCTGCCGGGAATAGTCCTGATGCGTCTTTACATCGAAAAACAGGTCGCCCTCGGCAACGTAAACAAATCGTTTAAACCAGTCAGCCGGTGCCAACTGGGATACATCACCATCCGCGAGACTTTCGTATTCATCCATTGCATTACCCCACTGGTCTGCTATTCTCACGGAGCATTGCTTGATTCTCCGTGTAATTCTCCTAGAGAGTCCTTAGCCCCACTTCGGTGGGGCTTTTTTTATGGACTGCCCATTCGTCGGTTAGCCGAGATGGTGCGCCAAGTGTCGAGGACGATGCGCTCAGTTTCGCGCTTATTCGCCATCTTGGAGTACAGCGCCACAGCCGCACAGTATCGCTCATGCGCCTCCCTGGTGGCGTGGTGGGTCGCGGCAATCGCTTGCCGCTCCGCCACCGTACCCTCGGCATGAGTGAAGACGGCCTCTCGGGTCGCCTTCCAGCCATACTCGGCACGCTCCATCTCAGCCTTCGCCAGCGCACACGGCTCGTCTGTATCGACGAGATACCGCAGCGCTTTCTCGGCTCTTTCTTCGCTAATCATTAAAAGCCCAACGGATCGTTAAGGTCAGCCTTTGACCAGTTGTCCTCAGTCAGCCCCGCAGCAGGCGCAGGCTTCTGCGGCCTTTGCTGGCCTTCCTTCAACTGGACGCTAATGGACAAAAAATTGTTACCAGCCTTAGAGGATTTCTTCCACGCAGACAGTTTGTACTCCGTGCCGCCCACGTTTAGGTCGCCAGTAAAGTCTGGGCGCTTTTCGTTGCCCTTCTTGTCGTTCGGGAACAGCACGCCACGATTAGTATTGTCATAGTTCACAGGGTCATCTCCTTTAGTTTAGAAACTTTAGCATCCAACTCAGCCAAAAAATCAAATACCTCTTTCTCTAAGAGGGTGATGCAGTCTGTATCCCGTGGGATACGCAGCACCAGCAGTTGTAACTCCTCGGGCATCCTCGGATCGTATGAAACCCAATCGCACCAGTCCGTACCCGTGCAAGCCATTTGCCATTGCATCTGATAAAAATATTTTTGCGGCGGGTCGCGCTCAAAAAGGTACTCGATGTGCGTAGCCGTAGACGGGCACTTGATCTCGACGCAGCCATTCACGCCAACCAGTCCGTCAGGGCTTGCGCCTGCCATCTCGATTGCGGGGTGGTTGATAAAGCCCACCTCGGTAACGAGTTCGCCAACCTTGGCGCTGTAAGCGTCACGCGCTGCGGCTTCCTGCTCTACGCCCCACTCCATCGCTGCTGTAGAAAAACCTTCCGTTGGCTTGCCGGTTAAGCGTTCGCATACCAACTGCGCCATGTAGTTTGCGCGAGTAGCGGCATAGCCACTCTTCGTGCGTGCCACTACGTCAGACACCTTAGAGGCAGTCACCTTGCCCAGACGGGCGGTGTGCCATTCTGTTGTCCTTTGCTCCATCACACTCTCCCTAAAATCTTTTTACGGCCATCACGTGTCATGCACAACGACTGCAACTTGTTGTAGTCAAAGTCGAGCATGTCGCAAATCCAACGCATTGACCCAGCGTCATCACGACGGGAAAAAATCCAATGAAACGCAGCGCCTCGGCCATCGGCGTTGTCTGCGTCCTTGATCGCCTGCCACAGCACGGCAGACCACAGTCGGCGGTAGCCTGAGTCATCTGTTGATGGCCGATCTACATCGCTCGGACGTTTGGCGAGATGACTAATCATGGATATTTCTCCAATCGTAGGTGTTGAGGGGAAATAACTCGTGTGGTTTCTGAATAGTCAGAAGGTGTCGCCTTCTCCCATGCCAAGTCATGCGGCAGCCAACCGAGAATCTCGACGGCTCGTATCTCTGGCATGACGGGCTTGGCGACGAACAACACCAAGCCTTTACCGATCTGGTGTTGTCGCACAGCGGCAGTGTTACTAGTTCGCACGCGACGAACCTCAATGTTCCTGCCAACGTCAGGCCAATCCTTATAGAGTTGGTGATCGCGGGCGTCCCACACATGGGCGTGCCAATAGCGGTTGGTGTACTTGGCTACGGCCAACTCTGCTGCACACGCAGCCACCTGCGCCGTGCGGTCGTCTTCCATGCGCTTCGGGTCGTAGTGTAAGGCGTCTTGGCTATCCCACCTTGCCGAGCAGCGTCGAGCGCCGACAAGGTTTACCAAGTCATACTCCCACCGCTCTAGTTCAATAATGGGATAAGTCATGCGCTCGGCACCTTGTACCAAGACAAAACAATCTCAGCCGCATCACGATGATCTTTCAGCAAGCGCAGGTCTTTGGCCTTGTTCTTCTCAAACACGCCGTTTGGATACGCACCAGCCTTACGCTCTTCGATCATCTGCTCCATCATCTCAACGGTATTGGTCAGCGACCAAGCCACGATGTATGACTCAACATCACTTACTATTTCTTTCACTAGCCTCTGCTCCTTTAGGCCGAGGCCAACTTGCTTTTCTTTTCGCTGAACAGGCTCAGATGCACCTTTCGCTCGCTTGCGTTTAGGCTTTTCCATATTCCATTTAACTCCTCGATAGTGGCTGCTAGTTGTACTGCCGCTTCTACGGCAGGATCGGTCGTGGCTGCGGCGACTTCATGCGTCTGCGAGTCAGCGTCGTTGTCGCCCTCGGTCGGGATGCAGAACGCTTGGAAGGCGGCATACTTGTAAGCCGCAGACATAGCCTTGTTGCTGGCCTTGTCGCCTGAGTCCATCGCCTCACCTACGGTAATGACCGTATGCTTGCTACCGTCTTCGGCGGCCACAAAGTCAAACTCCACGGTCAGCGTGACGTAGAACAGCGCAGTGCCTTGGCGGTTCTGGCGCTCGATAACCTGTCGGTCGGTAACGCGAGGCAGGATGCACAGCCCGTGCTTTGACAGCAGCGGCGAAAGCGCACCGTACACAGCGTCGATGCCACGGAAAGCGTAGCCTTGCGACTGGTTCTTGCTGTCTTTACTAATGCCAATCTTCGACAGTTCGGCGGTGACAGCGGCAATCTTCTCGTAAACCTTCATGCTTGTTCTCCTCTTGCGCGGATAGCGTCGGCGCACTGTGAATTACCAAGAACCCATGCGACATGCGCGTCTGCCCTGTTGCGCTCAACTAATTCGTCACACAACTCAGCGCACGCCTCACGCTCAACTGCGGTAACTAGGACAACGAAGTGTGCAAGGCTTTCGGCTGTAAAGGCGTAAATGCCATATTCATTTTTAGCCATGCGGATAATGTCGTCGCAAGTCATTGCGGGTTCCTCAATTTGGCGGATGCGGCGTCAATCGCAGCGATGCACTCGGCAAACGCTTGATGCAGTTTGAAAGCGCCTTCGGCTTCGATGCGGTTGAGTTCGTTTAAGCCTTCGATGACGTTGAAGGCGGCGTGTTCGGCGCGGCAGTGCAACTCCATGAGTCGGTCGCGTTCCTGCTCGGCCAAGATTTGATAATCGTCTTCCATTGCTTTCTCCATCGGGGCCAATCCCCGAAGTGCAGTATACTCCCGTTGACGATCATGTCAACACCTGTTACTGTGAAATCTATGACACCGAAACAACTACTGAAGATTTATGGCTCCCAGAGCGAGATTGCTCGGGCGTTGGGCGTAACCCGGCAGGCTGTGCTGCGCTGGTTCAAGGAAGACAAGATTCCTGCGTTGCGCCTGTACCAAATTCAATGCGTGCTGAAGGTCAATGAATAATCCAGTTACGAATAGCACCGACATATCGTGGGCGTCACAGGCCAACGTGCGGTATTGGGAAAGCGTCAAGCACACGCCGCTTGGAAAACTGCGGTTAGCCGATGCGTACCTTGCTCGGATCGGCGTAGGGGATTGGTCGCAGCGTGCGGAACGCACCTCGTGGCTGAAGAACTACGTAGGCGACATCCTGCGCTCGCTGGACGATGCCACGGAGGCATACGGCGACCCGCACGTTCGGGGAATGGTGAGGGAACTGTGGGGCGAGCCGGGTGTGACCAAGTTGAAGGCTAGGTGCAAATCGGCATAATCGGCGTATGCGCTACGCCAAACGTCGAGACAACAACCACACCGACATCGTAGAAGCCTTACGTAAGGCCAACTTTGAGGTCATCGACTACGCCTCGGCAGGGCACGACATCCCTGACCTGTTGGCCGTCAAGCCAATGCACGACGGCATGGCGTGGATATGCTGGATAGAGGTCAAGGCCAAGGGCGGGCGGCTGTCAGAAGGCCAGAAACGCTTTCAGGGCTTCTTCCAGCCGAGGGGCGAGTGGTACGAAGCCCGTGACCCGGACGACACCGTATGCGCCCTACAGGCGCTTTACTTGCAGCGCCTTAAATAATTCATTTACAATACGGCCATGAAGAACTGGCGCGTATTGAACCAAAACCTGAATCGGTTTGACGAGGCTGAGGTCAAGGCGCTTTTGGACGAGGAGATTGCCGGTCAGCGGCGTTCCACGTTCCTCAAGCGCCTGCACCAGCGGTACTGCACCTTGCGTGCAAACCGCGAACGGGCTGAGATATTCAGCGCCGCCGCAAGAATGTCAGGTAGTTAGCCCCTTCCTCTGGGTCCCACCACACCTTCACCAAGTCTGGATGGTCAGGCGGTAGCGCAGGGTTAATTGTCGTTAAGGCACAGGGCGACAGGCAGTTGTCCCTAAACCCGCGCTCTTTGGCGTAGCGGTCGTAAATCTTGTAGGACGCCACCTTACAGGCGTGCATCGTAATGCCGCTGATTGCATCCTTCAGGACGCTATACGCCGACTCGTGCTTGTGACCGGCCACGTACAGGTGGTCACGGGTTCCCATCAGCGCAGCCTTCATCGGGCCGTGCGCCGGATTCCAAATACTAGAGCCGCTGTGGTCGTGGCGGGCGTTGACCCGCACCTCTAGGCCGTTCGGGAACCGAAGCGCTAGGCGGGCTTCTGAGGACTTATAAAGGGCATCCTGCTGCTTGGCTATCCAACGCAGGGGATCGCCTGAGCCTGACCACAAGTCGTGGTTACCGCCGATCATGTACAGCCAGTTGCAGCGGTTGATAAACCACTCGGCTATTTTCCAAGCCTGCGCTGCCGAGGTCGTCTGGTCGGCGTAGAGGCGGGCAAGGCGGCCACACCAGTTGTTCGTGGTGTCGCCTACGTTCGCTGCGAATAGCCCCTCGGTGCGGTTCACAAGGTCAGTGTGGCGCTCGATAGCCTCAATGTCACAGCCGTCGTCGTCTACGTGCGGGTCACCAAAGTGCAGGATGCCGATAGCACCGTCCATCTTCACTTTGATAGGAATGAGTTTGCTGGCTTCTTCGTGTTCCCGTTTGTGCTGGAACTTGCGCTTGCGCTGGGCAATCAGTTCCTCGATGGGAACGTCGTCGTCGGGCAGCGCGGTGAACTCGTAATCGCCCTTGTCTACCACTTGGCGTCCGGGCTGGTAGGTGGAGTCAGGGATAATGTACCCCTTGTCCTTCATCTTTTTTAGCCGCATCTGCAAAGTCCGCTCGTTCATTTTGAACTTTGCAGCGACTATTGCCCGTATGCCGTTTGCTTCCTGTAGCGACTTTAATATCTGATCATCGGATGCCTTGGACTGCATTGCTTACTCCATTGTTGTGAGCATCTGTTGCAGCAAGTGTCCAATCCGATCTACAAATTGCTCGTCTCGGCTTAGGTCATCGTGACCAGCGATGTCGAGCATCGCGTGAATCGCCTCATGCGCCCACACTTGCTGCCGGTTTGTGCCTTTACAAGAACTTACGATGTGTATCTCGTATTTGTCTGGAAGCCACATTCCAACACAATTTTTGCCGTGACGCCACTTGGAGGGCGGAATTACTTTGACATTGATGGTGTGACCGGCTAGTTGGAAGCGCTCTGGGATGCCGTCTTGTCGCATAGCGCCCGCTCCGTTAGATGAGGCTAACTCAAAAACAATACCCGCTCGTCGTTACGACGCTTGACGAGGCCGGGTAACACCTTACCACCGGCTTTTGTCCACTTTTTGAATTCTTCGGCTGCCCCTTCAAAGTCGCCTCGATTGACCTTCATCCGCAAGCCAGAGCGTTGAAGGTTGCCTAGCCCCACGTTAAAGGCAAAAGATACGAGAGCATCAAAGACTCCCTGACGGCCAACAGCAGCAGGGCAAAGTCGAACCACACCACGCTCAAACCGGCCAAGGTCTTGAGCAAGTATCCGGTCCACCTCGTCCATCGTGAGAGTGCGATCCCAGCCTGCGGGTATCGGTAGACTCTTGCGTTCCTCATACCTCACCGCAGCGTGAGCCGGGTCTATAACGTGGCCGACCCCGACCGTCCATAGCAGGGCCGGACACCGATAAGGGCGCGTCCTTACG